TTTCTGTAAGAGTATTTATATTATTTTCTATATTGCTGACACTATTTGCCTTTAAACCTATTTTTTCTCCAAAATCTTTTTGGGATAAATTGAAATATTTTCGTATTTTCTTTACTTTTTCTCCATAATTCATTTTTATATACCTCCTTATATTTAAAATAATATCGTTAAATGACAAAAAAGTCAATAAAAAAGATTGACAATATTCGTTTAATGATATAATATTAAAGTATAAAATCACTTAACGACAAAAAGGGGGATGAAAAGATGAAAAATGAAAAAATAGAAAATATAGCTGAAAAATTTATGTCATTAGACGAAAAATCAAAACAATTTGTTGCTGGATATATGTCAGCTAGAATTGAAGCAGCAGAGGAAATAAAAAAGCTTAAAGAAGAAATTAAGGCAATAAAGGCGAGTTAATCTCGCCTAAAGGGGGAATACAGGTGCAAACTAAAAATGAACCTAGAGTAACATTTGTGAATGAACTTGACATAAATAAATTGATAAAAGGCTTAGAAAGTATATTAGGTAAAAAATACGATGTAGACATAAAAATAACAGCTATAAAGAAAACTGATAGAAAGGAGAGTTTTAGATGAAAAAAGTAGTAGAATTTACGTTTCAAGAATCTATAGAACTTGAATGTATTCTTAGTTTAGAAATTGAAAAAATAGAAAAAGATATCAGACAATATCAAAAAAAATCAATAACACTTCTAAAGAATACATAAAAGAAAGTTATAAAGATATGATTGAAAAATCTAAAGAAGATAAAAAAATGATACAAAAACTATTAAATAAGATGAAAGAAACAGAATTAATTAAATAGGGGGGACAAGCATATGAAAAAAGGAGACTTTTCACTGAAAGAGTTAAAACAAATTGCTAAAGAAATGACGATAGCAGGTAGAAGTAAAATGAATAAGAATGAGTTATTTGCTGCTATAACTAACAGAACAAAAAAAGATGTAGAAGAATTAGTATCTCAATATAAATCAGATACAAAAAAGGAAGCTGAAATTAGAATATGGGCAGATGTATTAAAAACAATGCCTAATGGAACACCAGTTAAAGTAAAAATTCTAAACAAAGATAAAAAGTATATAAAAGAAAAAACAGGAATATTAACAACAATCAAAATAGAACATAAAATAAATATTTAAAGGTAGTAAAGAGTCCTGGAAGATCTAACACAATATATCTAATAGAAAATAATGACTCAGTTCATTTTTATATAACTGAAAGAGATTATAAAAAAATTAGATATGGAGGGTCAAATGGAAGTTGTTCAAATAAACCTAAAAAAGTACATAAAAAATAAAGATTATGTTCGTAATTTCGAAAAAGGAAAAGAGTATGTTTTTTCTTATGAAGCATATCAAGACTATTGCACAGCAAAACGATATCACAAAATAGACATGTATAAAAAAATGGATAAGAAAAAGTAAAGGTAAGACATAGTAAAGGCGCTGAATTAATTACAGGTGCTAAAGGAGCATATCCAAATGTAATATTTGTAAGACCTTATTGGTGTAGAGAGGTGTAAAAAATGAATATAGGAGATCAAGTTAAAGTTATAAATCTAAAAAATATATCAAATAAAAATATTAGATATGGTGATATAGGAAGAATTATAACATATCAATATGACAGCCTTGTAGGAGCAGTTTTAGGTATAGAGTTTGATAGATTTATTGATGGGCATGATTGCGAAGGTGCTGGAAAGAAAGGTTTTTGTTCATGGATTAGAATCAATAAAGTTATAGCAACTGATGAATCTAAACCAGATATAAAAAAAGTATCAGATTATATAGTTGATATAGTTTGTGAAGAATCAAAAAACGGAAACTATATAGTAGATCCATTGGATGTAAAAGGAGTTATATCTGAAAGTGAATTTATAAGATATAAGGCTGAAATCATAGAAGAAATCAATAAAAACTATAAAGTTGCCGAAGCAGGAGAAGTTAGTGACAATGAAATTGATGTATTAGTATGGTTAGATTATTGTAAAAATTATATTCAACAATAATTTGCGAGTAGTAAAAAGAAGGGGAAAAGATAAAAGATGAAAGTAAAACAAATAAGTGATAACCAAATAGTTATTATAACAGATAAAAAAGAAGTTGTAATTTCACTTCGCAATAAAAAAGATAGAAAGAAAGTAAAATTACAACTTAGATAAAAACAAGCACAGAAGTTATACATAATTTGTTAATAACTTCTGTTGATAACAAATAAAAACATTATATCAAAAAATGGCAAAAAAATTAACCAGGTATTTTTTATTATCTGGTTAAAAAATGCCATATGTAACTTATAGCTGCAACTATAAGTATATAAAAATTATAACATTTTAAAACTACATAATCAAGATATACCAATGCACTGGTCGGTGCTTGAAAGCTTGATAATAGTATTAACTTAAGAACCTAATATATATTTTAATTAATAAAAAATAATAAATATTATTCTTTTTATTATTAGACATTACTAAATTAATTATTCATTAATTAATTGTAATAGGGGGAATAGAAAATGCCATATATACATGAAACTGTAATTGCTGGTAAGACAATCGAGATAAGTAAATATTATTCTCACAGGTATAAATGTAAAAATGCAATTAGAAGTAAATCAATAGAGAATACAAAAGAAGCTCAAGAGAGAATAAATTATAAAAGACAAGAAAAGAAGTTAACAAGATTAATAAATACTAACTTTAAAGAAAATGACTATCATGTTGTACTTAATTATAAAAAAGAAGAAAGACCAGCAACTATTGAAGATATGAAAAATGATATGAGACAATTCCTTAAAAGTTTAAGAGGAGTATGTAAAAAGAATGATATTGATTTGAAATATATATATGTAGCAGAAAGAGGAAAAAAAGGAGCATTACATTTCCATATGGTGATTAATAAAATAGATCCTGGTATATTAACTTCTATTTGGAAAAAAGGGAGAGTAAATATACACATGCTTGATAATACGGGACAATATAAAGATCTAGCTGCTTATTTGTTGAAATTCACAAAAGAACATAAACAAGAAGCTAAAAAGTTAAGTGGTAAAGCTTGGAGTTCAAGTAGAAATTTAAAGAAACCTCTTATAATCAAAAAAATAATAAATAAACATGATTTCTTTAAAGAAAAAGTATCTATTCCTAAAAAATATAGAAATGAATATTACCTACAAAAAGATAGCATATACAATGGATTTCATTATGAAACAGGATATAAATTTTTTACTTATACACTGATAAAGAGTAAAAATTGAAAAATAAATCAATAGAAAAGGAGAAGATTATGTCTAAATATAGAAAAACGCAATATTTAGCGCCTAAGAGCGAATTAACCGAACAAATAAGAGTTATGCAGTGGTGTAAATCAATGGAGGCTTATGATAAGGATTACTCATTAATTTATCATGTTCCTAATGAAGGTAATAGAAATCGAAAAACAGGAAGTAACTTAGTTAAGGCTGGACTTAAAAAAGGTGTTCCAGATATATGTGTGGCAGTTCCTAAAATGGGGATGCACGGACTATATATCGAATTAAAAAAAGATAAACAAAGTAAAGTATCAAAAGAGCAAATAGAATGGATTAAGAAGTTAAGTCATCAAAAATATATAGCTACTGTTTGTTATGGTGCAGATGAAGCTATAAATTTAATAGCTGCTTACATGAGTAGTGATTATGAGAAATTTTTAAAGGCGCATAGATACTTGCAAGAGGATGGAACTACTGGAAAAGTAGATTTTAAAATGGTGTCAGAAATTGACACAGAATAAAACAGGAGGATATGCATATGAAAGTAATTTCAGTGATGAATGAAAAAGGTGGAATAGGAAAAACAATAACAGCTACGAGTATTGCATGGATATTAGCAGATAAAGGATATAATGTATTACTTGTAGATGGGGACCAACAAGGGAATGCATCTAAATTATATCATGTAATAGATACAGGAGAATCTGACAGTATATCTGGCTTATTAGAAGCACAATTAAGCAATAACATAAATGAAGAGGTTATAAAGAGATGCATACATAAAGACAATGTATATAACAAAGTTAAAAAAGATGATGCAGAAGGTAGATTAGATATAATACCTTCAAATGGATATCTTATGAATACAAATATTAAGATAGCAATATCAGAAAAGTCAGGACAAGTTTTATTAATGAAAAATGTATTAAAAAAAATAACGGAATCTGAGTTTTTACATGATTACGACTATGTGATATGTGATTGCGGTTTAGTGTTAGATATGACTGTATTAAATATATTAATAGCGACAGATCTTCTTATAGCACCAATAAAATTAGGTGGATTTGAAGCTGATGCAATTAATGATTTAAAAGTACAAATTAAAAATTTAGAGGGATTTAATTCACATATAAAAGTAAAAGGACTTTTTACAATGAAACAAAAGAATAAACCTACTGAACAGATAGAAGAGTTTTTTAAAAATGAACATGATATGTTCGACTCTATAATTAGTAGAAGTGTAATTGTAGAAAAATCAACAGCAGCATTTTTACCATTACCAAATATAAGTAAAAATAGTAAAGTTACAAAGCAATATAAAAGTTTAACTGATGAAATATTGGAGGTTTTATAAATGGCATTTAATATTTTAGATAGTTTGAATAATAATAGTAAAAATGTAGTAGAAGATAAGCCTTCAGCGAATTTTAGAACAAAAGATATTAGTATATTTAACATTTATAGAAATGATAAAAATTTCTATCAAATCATTGATATAGAAGAATTAGCAAATAGTATACTCCTTGTTGGACTTATGTCCAACTTGGTAGTAGTTTATGAACCAAAAGAAGGTAAAGAATATAAATTAATATCTGGGGAACGTAGACTAGAAGCTTTAAAGAGCCTGTATGAAAAGGGACATAAAGAGTATGAATATGTAACTTGTCAAATTAAAAAAGAAGCATCAGAAGAGGAAGAAGAAATAGAAATTATAATTGCTAATAGTAGTAGAGTGAAAACAGTTAATGAAATGCTACAGGAAGAAGCTAAGTTAAAAACAAATCTTCAAAAGATGAAACAAGAAGGTAAACAGTTAAAAGGATATGACCTAAGTAAAGGAAGATTAAGGGATGTAGTTGCATCTATACTAGGTGTCAGTAAAACAAAGGTAGCTCAGATGGAAAATATAAATAATAATTTACATAATGACTTTAGAAAAGAATTAGACGAAGGAAATATAAATTTTGCAACTGCAAACGAAATTGCTGGGATAGACAAGGAAAAGCAACAAGAAATATATGAGAAAACAAAGGACAACATAGGTGATCTAAAAGTACAAAATATTAAAGACTTTAAAAAAGAATTTAAAGATGAAAATATAAAAGGTCAAATAGATGTTGAGGAAGCATTAGAAAACATAGAAGTGGAAAATAAAAAAATAAGTAATTTAGATAAAATTAAAACATTTGACACGATATATATGTCAGAATTCATGTTTAGAATGATAAATCGACAATGTAAAATTTGTCCGATTGGAAGTAAAGGTAAATGTATTTTTTATAATACAGAAGAAGTAACAGACAGATTATGTAAAAAACAAATAAGAATATGGTTAGAAATAGAAAATATGTTAGAATCTGAATTTCCAGGCTAGGGGGTGTTTTAAATGACTAAAAATTATTTAAGTAGAAAGGAAAGAGATAATTGGCTATTAGCAATGACAACAACAATGTATCTTGATAACATTATGGACCTTTGGAAAAATAATTTGACATCTGAAGAAAAAAGAAAGCTAAAAACAAGTATAACAATGACTAATAATGCATTAGTAAGCATTGTAAATAGAATGCCAGAACATGAAAAAGATAAACTGGTAAAGCATGCTAAAAACTTTGAGGTAAAAATAATGTCCGTAGAAGGAGCAAAAGCATTAGAAAAAAGAACATTTGATGAATATAACAGTATAAAAATGTCAGACGACGATATAAAAACTCTTGTAACAGAAACAATCACATTTAGATGTAATAACTGTAAGATGCCATGTGATAAATGTGATATATACAATATCTTCTTAGAAAGCTTAGTACCAGGATTAGAAAGTCAACCTAACTGTCCTTTTGCATTTGAAACAGAAGAAGATATTGATAACTTAAAACAATCTCAAAGTACAAAAGACTTTTATAAAAATTTGCAATTTAATAAGAAAACACATGAGATAAATAAAAAGATTGGGACTAAAAAGAAAATTAGTAAGAGAAAACAAAAGAAAATAGCTAACAGATACGATGAGTAATGGGAGTGATTTTATGAGTTGGTATTATGAGGAAAAAGAGCCTTTATATGATAACTATTTAGCACTTGCATACACAATTTTAGAAGGTGGTAAAGATATTCCAAACTTTACTACCTTACAAGATAAACAAGAAGCTAAAAAAAGAATAAAGGAAATAAAAGAACTTAGAGCATCAGGGGGAAAAACAGAATTAGAAACAATATTTAAGAAAAATAAAAATAATTCACACAATAAAAAAACCTATGTATATGACATAGATCTTAATAAAATATATAACTTTGAAAGTAAAAAAATAGCAGCTGAAAAATTAAATATAGCTAGATATAAATTAGCAAAAATAGAAAATTACAAAATAATAAATAATTATATTGTAAGTGAGAAAAAAATAAAGCTAAAACAAATTAGGCCAGGAGATTTTATTAGTATGCTTGATACTGGTTATCCACGAGGATTATTCTATATAGAAAATAATGATGGATATTTGAGTATTTGTAATAAAAAAGGTGAAAAGAAAATAAAAAAACATGACTGTAAAGAAGCTGCAATATTGTACTTATTAGATATTGATTAAGAGGGGGATGAATATATGTGTAGGGGTTGGACACAAGAGGAAACAACTTATTTAAGAGATAACTGGGGCATAATAAGTGTAAAAACAATAGCAAGAACTTTAAATAGAAGTGAAAGTTCAGTATTAGCAAAAAAAGATAAATTAAAACTAGGTGCTTTTCTTGATAATGGTGATTATATAACACTAAATCAATTAATGAAAGCAGTAGGATATTCTATAGGTGGGCAGGCAGTAAAAAGATGGGTAGATAGAGAAATACCGATAATAAATAAAAAAGTCAATAATAATAGTTTTAAAGCAGTAAGAATAGATGATTTTTGGATATGGGCAGAAGAAAATCAAAAAAAATTAGATTTTAGTAAATTTGAGCGATACATATTGGGAAAAGAACCAGATTGGGTAGAAGCTAAAAGACAGAAAGATATATTAGAAAAAAATTATAAAAGAAGATTATGGACTGAAAAAGAGGACGAAAGATTAATATTTTTAGTTAGTCAATATAAGTATAACTGCACAGAAATAGCAGAAAAAATGCAAAGGACTGAAGATTCTATAAGACATAGATTACATAGATTAAAAATAAAAACTAGACCAGTAGCAAAAGAAGTTAAAAATACAGAAAAATGGACTAAAGAAGAGGTAGATACATTAAAAGAATTAATAAAACGAGGATATGATTATAAAACAATTAAAAGTTTTATACCAACTAGAACAATAAGATCATTAAGAACAAAAACATATGTAATATATGGGACTGGAAATCTAGAAAAAGTAAGAAAAGAGGGGAATATAAATGATTAAATATGTATGTGATTGTTGTGGAAAAGAAATAGAGAGAAAAGATGAAATTAAGCAAATAAAAGTATTTGATAATGAGACCAATAAAATAGAAAAGGAAGGGATACATTGGTGTAAAGATTGTGTATCTAAGAATGGAAAACATGGATTTTATTTTCCTATTTTAGATACATCAGAAATAGGATTCGAAATTGAACTAGAAAAATTAAAAGAAGAAACAGAAGAATTATTAGGTGCTGTAATTAAATATAAAACAAATGAATTTGAACTGATAGATAATGTGATAGAGGAAAGCTATGATGTAATACAAGTAGTTGTAAACATTATTGATAGGTTAGGAGTTATGGATTATATGACAGAAGGCTTAGAAAGACATATAGAGAAGCTGAGAAGAAGGGGGTGGAAATTTAAAAATGAAATATAAATATACTGCTTATAGCACTATATTATATATAGAAAAATATAAAGAAGTATGGATATGGGACGAGATAAAAGATAAACGAGTACAAAAAATAAAAGTAGAAAGCAAAGACGAAGCAGAAAAAATTATGAATGATTGGATATTAAAAGCACCTAAAAATTGTATTTGTGAAAAGGTTTAGGAGGTGAAATAATGATACATGAATTAAAAATATTACCTGAATATTTTTTAGCAGTAATAGAAGGTAGAAAAAAATTTGAAATAAGAAAATACGACAGAGACTATCAAATAGGAGACGTTTTAATTTTAAAGGAATGGGATAGAGAATATACAGGTTCAGCAGTTGTTTGTGAAATTACATATATACTACATGGTGGAAATTATGGATTAGAAAAAGGGTACTGTATATTATCTATAGATGTAAAAATGATTGGATGTGTAGATATTAGTAGTAAAGAAGATAAAACATTTATAAAGAAAAAAGAAGATTTTAAAAAAGAATGGAATAGATGGGGGAAACAAATATGAATAGTGTGGTATTAGTGGGGAGATTAACAAAGGATCCAGAACTAAGATATATACCAGGGACAGGAACTGCAGTTGCAACATTTACGTTAGCAATAAATAGAGATTATACTAAAAAAGATGGAACTAGAGAAGTAGACTTCATACCTATAGAAGTTGTAGGGAAAGCAGCTGAATTTTGTGCAAATTATATAACAAAAGGTAGATTAATAGCAATCCAAGGAAGCTTAAGAGTAGATAGATATCAAACTCAAGCAGGAGAAAATAGAACATTTACTAAAGTGAATACAAGAAGTGTACAAGCTTTAGATTATGTAAAAAATGATAATAATCCAAGTAACTTAGATGAAAATTCAAATTTTGAACCTACACAAGGATTAGATCCAAACGGATTTCAAGCAATAGATGATGATGATATACCCTTTTGATGCTTCAATTCTTGATAATCACAAAATTAGAACATTTCGAGATAAAAAAGGAAATATAAAAAATATAGTAGCAAAAACAGATGATTTTGAGAGTATAGAAATGTTCTATAACTACTTAGTAGAAAATAATATACATGTTAATTATCAAGATATAAATGAAGCTTATATTAGATATTACAGTATGCTACCAAAGAAAACAGAAGTAGCAGAATATATACAAGAGCAAGAAGGATATACATTTTGTAAAAAAGGTAGAGGAGCAAGCAAGGTATATACAGTTTTAGTAAATTTGTAAAGGGGGGATTTATATGTTAAGTAAAATAGATGAAATAGTAGAGTTAGCAAAAATATATATGGAAACCTATGAAAAAATAACTCCAATAGAAGCTATTGAATGTGCAATGGCAGATATAGAGAAAAGTAATAAGGAGGAGTATTATGAATAAATCAGATTTAAAAACAGGAATGTATTTACAAGTGAAAACAGGAAGTGAAATGAGATTCGTTGAGGGGCATTTTGTAACAGAAGGACTAGAAATAATAAAATATGGTGCATATAAAGAGGACTTAACAGACGTTGATGGAAATACAGGATTTGATATTATAAAAGTTTTTGATAAAAATAAAAAGCTTTTATGGAGAAGACAAGCAACAAATATTAATTTTTCTAGAATAATTAAATTTAGAGCATGGGATAAAGAAATAGGTAAGATGTATTATAATGCTCAAGATACTTATGATTATGGAATTTTTGTTGGAAATGAAGAGTGTCCAGAAGAAAGTTTTAAAAATGTGATACAAAATGACAATTATGTATTGATGCAATATACAAATATAAAGGACTATGAAGGTAAAGAAATATATGAAGGAGATATAGTCAAAAAAGAATTTATGGAGCAATGGTTAGAAGATACAAAGTTTATAGGCATTGTAAAAATGATAGAGGGTTGCTGGTGTGTAGTAAACGATAAAAAGAAGGTAGCTAAAAATTTATGGAGTGAAACCGATGCCAATCATGTAATTGGAAATATATATGAGGATCAAGAATTATTGGAGGTAAAATAATGGGATGTAGATTTTCAAAATTCGATGAAGATGAAGGTTATCAATGTTCAGAAACAGGTTGTAGATGTGAATTTATGTTTCCAAATGAAGAAGCTTGTTATCAACTATTTGGTGAAGGGCCTTTAGCATTTGAGGAGGAAGCGCAAGAACAGGAAGAAGAATAAAAATATTAAGTCTAGGGGGATGTTATGAGAGATAGTGCATATATAAAAGCAGAACGTAAGCTATATGAATATACATATAATAAAGCTATTATCAAGAATAAAACAATAGAACTAGAAGCTATAGAAGATAAATATATAAGAGGTGGATACATAAAAGAAGGAATAAGCTATGATAGAGTAATGACAAGTCCAACTAATTCATCACCGATAGAACAATGGTTACTTTATCATGATGAAGAATATGATAGATTATTAGGAGAAAAATCAAAGGCTGTAAAAGAAGTAAAAATAATAGATAATGCTTTAGAAGTATTAAATAGATTAGAAAAAGAGATTATAGAGTTAAGATATTTTAAGGATAAAACTTGGATAGAAATATCTGATAAGCTTGAAAATTCTACTTCAAATTGCAAGAAAATAAGAGTAGAAGCTATAGAAAAAATAAAAAAAGTTATTTAGTACAAAAAATGTATTAAATTTAGACAAATATTAGACACAAAGTGTACATAACTTGTGTTACTATATAAATAATAAAAAACATTTAAAATACCACTGATTTGATAGGTGTCAGAAAATGACACGAAAAAGGATTACTTAATTTAAGTAGTCCTTTTTTATTTTATTAAAGGAGTTGAAAAAGGTGGGAAAGTTTATAAAGATATTAATGAGGTTATTACAGCTACGATAGAAGTTCCAGAACGTTACTGGAAACTAGAAGAAATGATGCGTGAAAAACCAAACTTCGATAAAAGTGAAGGTGCTAAGAAGATATATCAAAGGAAGGAATTTACAATATATAAAGTAAAAAAGGGATATATAATTCATAATACTAAAAAGAAGTTTAGAGATGGTCATACACATATAAGAACATTCTGTAAAGCTAAGTCATTAATAGATTTAGCAGTACGTAAAAAGCTACCTAACACACCGAAAGATTGGGAAATAGAAAGCCTAATTAGGATAGTTAAAGATGAAGAATATAAAAAACAATTAATAAACTTATTATTAGAATTAAAATAAATGTTGCAAAAGATAAGACAAGCAGATACTCTTTAATTAATAACAATTAAAGGAGTGAGTTTATGGAAAATATAAAAAGATTATTAGTAGTATTATTAGTATGTATGATATCTATTGGATGTGTTGCTTGTAGTGGAACAACATCAGAAGACAGCAAGGTTAACCTAGAAGATATGACAGGTTCAGAGAAAGTTGATTACTTTATAACAAAAGGAAAAAATGATTATGAAGCTGTAAAGAATGATGATGATAAGTTAACTGACTTAGGGGTACAATATATAAAAGATATTGGTGAATATGTAGATAACAAGAGCCAGTTTGATAGTAATGACAACATGGAAGATATAATGACAAAAGGTAGCTTTCTAGAACAGTATGGAAAAGATAAAATGGAAATGTTTAAAACATCAGGACAAGAAGATAGTAACGGATATAAAACGGCTAAAGAAGTTAACTCTTTAGGAATGAATGCAGTGCAAATGGTTAAGTATGTTTATAGAGAAGCTGAAACAAAAGAAGATGACTCTACAAAAGCAAATATAAAACAAGTAAAAGAGAGTCTAGAACAATTACAATAATATATGATATATAAAGGATCTTATTATAATTAATGAGGTCCTTTATTATTTAGGAGGAAAGATAAATGAGACAGGAATTAGAGGACTTAAGGTATGCACTTAATGAGATAATAGGCGAGTTAAGATATGCATTTAATACAATGATAGATGAGTTTAAAAAATGTATAAGTACTATTATAAATATATCATTAGAATTAGAATCAACGCGTAAAAAACTAAAAGAGCATAAAGATAATTATAGATTGTTTAGACATAGATATAGAAAGACTAATGCATTAAATAGTCAAGTGTATAATAGGAAACGTATATGTAGATGTAGGAGTAATATCTAAGATGGTAAAGAACTTAGAACAATGGATAAATGAATTGATAAAAGATAAAGAGTTATGGAAGTTCTATAAGTCAAAAGAGTTTAGACATCTAAAGAAAGAAGTATTAAGAGAGCAGCATTATGAATGTCAAGAATGTAAAAGGCTTGGAAAGATAACTAAAGCTGATACAGTACATCATGTTCAGCATGTTAGAAAGCATCCAGAGTTGGCACTATCGAAGTATTATACATATCAAGGTAAACAATATAGAAATTTAATTGCTGTTTGTAAGTCTTGTCACAATAAGCTTCACCCAGAAAAGCATAAACCTAAAAAAGATATATTTATTAACGAAGAACGTTGGTAATATACCCCCCACTCCCCTATATGGGGTAAATTTTTTGGGGGACGTTTCAACGGAGGGGGGAGTAGACAAAACGAAAAAAATTCCCTAAATGAAATTTTCAATAAAAATAAGGAGGTGAGAATATGGTGAGGCCAAGAGAACCAATAAAGTTGATTCAAGCTAAAGGTAAAAAACATCTTACAAAAGACGAAATTGAAAAAAGAACAAATGAAGAATTAGATGTAAATTTGAAAAACATAAAACCACCAACTTATTTAACAGCTGCAGAAAAAAAGACATTTGAACAAATATCAGAAAAACTTTTATCAGTAGGAATAATGACTGAATTAGATGAAGATTGTTTAGCACGATATATAATAGCAAGGAGATTATATATTGAATATACAAAGACATTAACAACTATGATAAAAAAACATAAAAAAGAAGAAGAGGAAATTGATATTGATGATATAAATAAAATGCAAAATATGCAAGATAAAGTATTTAAACAGTGTCAAAGTAGTGCCAGAGACTTAGGATTAACTATAAGCAGTAGATGTAAGTTGATAGTACCTAAGTTAGAAGAAGATGATGACGATGAATTATAACAAATATATACAAGAATATTTAGATATTGTAGATAATGATATAATTCCTGTTTGTAAAGAACAAAAGTTATTATCCAAATTTATAAAAAATATATTTGAAACAGAAAATCTCATTATAGATGATGAAAAAGTAGAAAAATATTTTTCATATCAAAAATATTTTCCTTTTGATTTATTTCCGTGGGAAAAATTTTGTTTTGTGCTACATAACTGTGTATTTAAAGAAAATGGATTGCCAAGATTTGCAGATTTATTTATTTTAGTTGGTCGTGGTTCGGGTAAAAATGCTTATTTAGCATATGAGGATTTTTGTCTAGTTACTCCAACAAATGGAATAAAGAATTATGATATAGATATATCGGCAAACAGTGAGGACCAAGCCAAAACTACTTTTATGGATATTTATAATATACTAGAAGATCCTAAGCTAACAAAAAAAATGAAAAAGAATTTCTATTGGAATAAAGAAGAAATTATAAATCTTAAGACTAAAAGTAAAATCAAATTTAGGACTAATAACCCAAGGGGCAAGGATGGATTAAGAAGTGGTAAAGTTGACTTCGATGAGATACATGCTTATCAAAATTGGGAAAATATAAATGTATTTACTACTGGTTTAGGTAAAAAAGACCATCCAAGACGAACATATATAACAACTAATGGAGATGTGAGAGATGGTCCATTAGATAATCTATTAGAAAAAGCGATGTTAATCTTAAATGGAGAAGTTGAAGATAATGGATTTTTACCTTTTATTTGTAGATTAGATAATGAAGAAGAGGTCCATGATTTTAGTAATTGGTCAAAAGCTAATCCTAGTTTACCTTATAGGCCTTCTCTTATGGAACAAATGAAGAAAGAATATGAGGACTATAAAATAAATGTCTATATAAATAGTGCATTTATGACTAAAAGAATGAATATCCCAAAAGGAAGTAAGGATATAGAAGTAACTACATGGGAAAATATATTGGCAACAAATAAAGAAATACTAGATTTAGAAGGCGCAAGTTGTACTATAGGATTTGACTATACTAAAGTGAATGACTTTTTAACAGTAGGATTGTTGTTTCTTAAAGGTGGAGTTTACTATTGGATTAGTCATAGTTGGTTTTGCGCTAATTCAAGGGATAAAGATAGAATAAAAGCACCTTTGGAAGAGTGGCAAGAGAAAGGACTATTAACTATAGTTAATGATATTGAAATTAATCCAGATGTTCCATGTGAATGGCTACAAGAGCAGTTGACAAAATATAATTGTGTAAAAACTGGAATAGATAATTTTAGATTGGCATTGCTATCTAAATCACTTAAAAAAATTGGAATAGATGCATCTGATAAAGAACAGGTTAAAATAATTAGGCCAAGTGATATTATGAAGATTGTACCAGTTATAGATAGTTTATTTAATAATCATCAAATTGTATGGGGGGATAATCCTCTAATGAGATGGTTTACAAATAATACAAAGTTAACTGATAAGACTTTAGGTAACTATGTATATGATAAGATAGAGCCCAAAAGTAGAAAAACAGATGGATTTATGGCTTTTGTTCATGCTATGATTGCGGCACAAGATTTATTGGAGGATGAAGATGATAATACTCTATACTTCGCGGATCCAATTGTATTTTAAGGAGGTGAATAAAGAGGTGAGAAAATTATGAGTTTGAAAACTTGGTTCTTGGACTTCTTAGGAAATATAAGAACAGAAAAAGGTGAAATAGAAGAAACTTTATTTGAAGAAAAACTTCAAGAAATATACTATAAAGAATTAGCTATACAGACTGCAGTAGTGTTAATAGCTAATGCATTAAGTGCATGTGAAATAAAAGTATATGAAAAGGGACAAGAAGTAAAAAATAAATTTTACTACAGATTAAATGTATCACCTAATAAAAATGAAAATGCAAGCCAATTATGGCATAAAGCTATTGAAAAAATGATTTACGAGAAAGAAGCTTTAATCGTTGAAATTGGAGAAGAATTATTTGTCGTAGACAGTAAAAGTGAAGAAGAAAAACCTTTAGAAGGTAATATATATACAGGAATATGTATAGGTAATGAGTATATAAATAGAAGATTTCAAGCAGATGAGGTAATAAGGCTAAAATTAAATGACGTAAATATTAAAAAATTAATAGATAGTTTATATGAACAATATGGAGAACTATTAGCATTAGCTGCAAATAATTTTAAAAAGAACAACCAACGAAAATATAAATTGAAGCTTGAAAATATAAAAGCAGGAGATAAAAAATTTCAAGAAGAATTTGATACAGTTGTTAAATCACAATTAAAAAAATTTATGGATAATGATAATGTAGTTTACCCACAATTTAAGGGATATGATTTAGAGGATGTATCTAGTACAACAAAAACAGATAGTAGCGATTTTAGAGCACTTCGTAAAGAAATTTTTGAGATAGTAGCTCAAGCTTTTCAAATACCTTTATCACTTATGATGGGGAATGTAACAAATATAGATGAAATAGCAAAAGTATTTCTTACTTTTTCAATAGATCCTTTGGCTGATATGATAACAAAGGAAACGACTAGAAAGTATTCTGTTACTTATGAAGAATGGGCAAAAGGAAATTATACAAAAGTAGATACAAGTACAATAAAACATTTAGAAATACTTGATGTCGCTGAAAAAGCAGATAAACTGATAGCATCAGGAACATGTTGTATTGATGAAGTTAGAGAAGTAGTTGGATTTGATAAATTAGATACAGAATTTAGTAAGCAACATTTCATAACTAAGAATTATGATACTGTTGAAAATAGATTAATAGGAGATAGTCAAACTACTTTAAATGAAGGAGGTGAACAAAATGAAGAATAAAAAATATTTTCAGTTAACACAAAATGGAGATGAAGTGGATATACAAATTTATGGAAATATAACATCATGGGAATGGTTAGAGTCAGATATATCAAGTTACACATTAAGTAAACAAATAGAAAACTTAGATTGCAATAAAATAAATCTATATATAAATTCTTATGGTGGTGAAGTAGCAGAAGGATTAGCTATATACAATCAATTAAAACGTCATAAAGCGAATGTAAAAACTGTATGCGATGGATTTGCATGTAGTGCTGCAAGTGTAATATTCATGGCTGGTGACGAAAGAGTAATGTCTACAGCATCTTTATTAATGATTCATAATGCATGGCAGTATTGTGAAGGGAATGCTAAACAATTAAGAAAACAGGCTGATGATTTAGACAAAATTACACAAGCATCAGTAAATGTTTACATGCAAGAAGTAAATATTACTGAACAGAAATTAAAAAATATGCTTGATGCAGAAACTTGGATAACACCACAAGATGCATTAGAGATGGGATTTGCAACATCAATAGTAAATGAAAAGGATACAGACATTATAAGTCAATCAGTCAAAAAATCATTAATGGAATTGATTTTTAATGCAAAAAATGAGAATCAAGAAGACGATGATCAAGAAAAAGATAAAAATAAAGATGATGAACAAGACAATAAAGATGATGAAAATGACAAAAAGGATGAAGAATCCAACAAAGATAAAAAAGAAGATGAGCCAAAGGAATTCAATATGAATTCTTTTTTTAATGCAATAAAAAATATAAATGTAAAATAGGAGGTAGACAAATGTCTTTTTTTGGAAATAAAAAATTAAAACAACAAGAAGTAGCAAATGCATTACAAAGTGCTATGGCAGGAGGAAATGAAGAAGAAATAAAACAAGCCTGGATAGAATTCCAAGAAGCTATAAAAGAGGATATAAAATCAGATTTTATAGAATATCAAGCTACACAAGACAAATCAATTTTAGCATCTAGAGGTTATAGACAGTTAACTGCTGCAGAAGAAAAATGGTATAAAGGATTTATAGAAGCATCTAAGTCTAGTAAACCGAAAGAAGCTCTTACAGACTTTTTAAGTGCACCAGATGGAATTATGCCTGAAACAATAATAGAAGATGTATTTAGAGATTTAGTTATAGAACATCCTTTACTTGAAAAGATAAACTTCCAATTTGCTAAGTATATGACAAAATGGATATTAAATGATCACTCAATAGATACTGCAGTTTGGGGTGCTCTTAACTCAACAATAACAAAAGAAATAGAATCAGCATTTAGAGTGATAGACATTACTCAAAATAAATTAAGTGCATTTGCAGCAATACCATTAGATATGTTAGATTTAGGGCCAACATTTATAGATTCATATATAAGAACGGTTTTAAAAGATGCATTACTATGTGGATTAGAAAAAGCTATAGTAGCAGGTACAGGGAAAAATCAACCTATAGGATTATGCAAAAATGTATCTCATGGAGTGACCGTAACAGGTGGAGTTTATCCAGATAAAACAAAGGTCACATTAACATCATTTATGCCTAAAGAATATGGAGCAGTATTAGCACAATTAGCTAAGACAGAAAAATGGACTGATGATGAGAGTAAGGATCATGGAGGTAAGCCAAGAAAGTTTAGTTCAGTATTATTTATTTGTAACCAAACTGATTATCTTACAAAAGTTATGCCTGCATCTACAGTATTGAATGTTAATGGTACATTTACTCAAAATGTATTTCCATTCCCTACAGAAGTTGTAATATCAAATGAACTAAACGACGGAACTGCTATTGTTTGTTTACCAGAAGAATACTTGATGGTAATTGGTGCTGATAAAAATGGTGTAATAACTTATTCAGACGAATATAAATTCTTAGAGGACCTACGTTATTACAAAATAAAAACTTATGGTGCTGGTAAAGCATTTGATAATACAGTAGCATTATTCTTAGATATTTCAAAATTAGAAGAAGCTTATGTATATACTAAAGTAAAAGGTAGTGTAGAAAGTACAGTAAAAGGTACTGTTACTACAAAAGCAGAATCTTAAGATAAAAAATAAGGGCTAGAATTTCTAGTCCTTATTTTATTGGAGGTAAAAATATGAATTTACTTCAAGATTTGAAGCTAAAATTAAATATAACTTGGGTTGAAGAAGAAACAGAAAATCGTTTGAATGCTATTTTAGAAGATGCAAAATCAGCATTAAATTTTAAATTAGGTGCAGAAGTAGATTATTCTAATGGAATGGAAAGAAGTTTATTGCTTAATTATTGTATGTATGAATGGAATAATTGCATTAATGAATTTGACGATAATTATTTCAACAATATTATGCAATTAAGACAAAAATATGAGGTAGAACAAAATGAGGACATCTAATTTTAATGATGGATATATAAGAGTTTATAAAGAAAAAAATAAAGAAAGTGACTTTGGAGCTAGAAAAAATATAAAATCTATTGATGATTTAGAGTTTATAGTCAAATTAGCATATAAAGAATGCAATAAAAGGCAACAGGACCTTGATTTTGCAGAAGCTAGAAATAGGTCTTTAAGTTTAAAAATAAAAACAAGATTTTATAGAGATATATCTAACTATGATAAAGTTATTATAAAAAATGTTCTTTACGATATTGTGTACTTTGATATAGATAGAGAAAAGCAAGAAATTTACTTCTATTTGGAAGAGGTGAGAAAGATTGCTTAATGATATAAAACAAGCATTAGAAAAATTAGGATATAAAGCTTATTATGGACGTTCACTGGCAAAACCAAATGATGATTGGAATTATTTTGTCTTTAACAAAAGTAGGACATCTAGATCAGGAACAAATAGAATGGACTATAACAAATATTATCAGGTACATTTTATTTGTGAAGATTATATAGAAGAAGATTTTGAATTTAAAATAATAAAACAAGTAACAAAAGATACAAAATTAAAATTAGCTGATACAGAAATTGTATTTAATTATACAACAAAAAATAATACTGATAGAGTAGTTGAAATTTGCACAATAGAATTTACAAAAGCTAAAAAAGGTTGTGAATTATAATGGCAGGGATAAATTTTTCATTAGAGTATGAAGACGTACAGAAAATACAACAAGCTATAGGAAATTATGAAGATAAAGCTGAGGACGTAATAAATAAATACATACATGGAGAAGGAAAAGACAAGTTAATAAACTCTATACATAATTGTATACCTGTATCTGATAGGAATAAAAAGCATGCAAGAGATGCAGATTCATTAACAAATAAAAATTTCAACTTAGGAATAAGAATTACAACAAAACAAAAATATAATTACTTAGTATTCCCGATGACAGCCAGCGGGACAAGCCAAGGGAAAAGTGAAAAGCTATTTATGGAAGAGGGAGTTAAAAAAGTAAAAGATAATGTTGTAAATGAAATTTTAGATAAATTAAGAGAGGTGAATATATAGATGTCAACTTATAATCAATCATATTCTGATTACGAATTAAAAGAAGCTACAGTTAAATTTGAGGGTGAAAATGAAATAGCATCATCAAAAGTAGGATGTGTAGGTTCCCTTGAAGAAACAATGGATACTAGAACTGTTATAAAGAAATGTGAAGGAATAGTAGTAAAGAGTGTTACAAAAGGAACTGGTTCAGGAAGTTTAAAAGTAAGCTTACATATGATGTGGCCAGTATATGTTAAAGCATTTGGAATGGATTTTAGTAATCAATTAGCACCAGGAGTATATGCATATGGTAAGAATAGTAAGCACAGAAGATTTTTACTAACAGGAAAAGTATTAGATGAAGATGATAATGAAAAGCTTGTAGCATACCCACAATGTTCAATATCGTCTGGGAAAGCAAGAAAGATAACAAATGGATCTGAAGAAGTAGCAGAAATGGAATTAGATATAGCAGTATTCCCAGATGAAAATGGGCAAGGTGTTTATGAATGTATGGTAGCTGAATTAGAAGAAGGTTCAGAAATTGCTACAAAATGGCTGACTGGATTTACTCCAGACTTAGTTAAAAAAACTGCTTAAGAATAACTTAGAAAGTGAGTAAAAAAATGAAATGTACATTTAAAGAATTAACATTAGAAAATGGAGAGGTTATAAAATTAACTCTAAATTTTGCTAGATTATTGCAGCTAAAGAATAAAAGAAAAAAAGAATATGAAGAATACAATAATATATATGTAAAAGAAGATAAAGATGCGACCTTTAGTTCAATCACGATTTTATATACAGCATATTTATGCGCTAATATAGAACAAGATGATAATACTTTAATGACTAAAGAAGAATTTATGGAAAATATACCACAAAGTTTTGTACTTATAAATAACTTAGCTAATGAATTAGCTAATCCAAAGCAAAAAAAAATTTCAGGAGCGCCTTTACCCAAGCAACAAAGAAGATAACAGGAGCAAAAAAAATAAAAATACCTAAATTTAAACTAGAGGACATAGAGGATTATTATACCTACTATGTCCTTATTTTGGGCATAAGCGAGGATTTATTTTGGAATATAGATATATCTTCTTTAGAAGGTATAGTTGCTAATAAAGTAGCATATGACAACTACATTAGTTATGTAAAACAAAGAGAATTAGAAAGGAGGGGAAGATAGATGGCAAATAAAACACAGGCTCAAATAGAATTTAAAGCTGTAACTTCGGATTTTAGGTCTGGTATAAGAGATATAAGCAAAGATATGACTACTTTTTCGAATGAATTGAGATTAAATGCTACTCAGTTAAAAGGAAATTCAGACGATATAAATCTATTAGAACAAAGACAAAATATATTACAACAACAATATGCAGCATCAAGCCAAAAGGTAGAATTATTAAATCAATCATTAGAACAGGCGAAAAATATACTTGGAGAAAACTCCAATGAATACAGAAATCTTAATAATGAGTTACTTAGAGCACAAACTCAACAACAAGCTATACAAAATGAAATAAATCAAACATCACAAAGACTTAATGATTTAAGAAGTGCAAGTCAAGAAGCTGGACAAGAAATAGGACAGTTAGGAAATGATACAAATTCATTATCTAGATTAACTACAGAAATAGATCAGCAACAACAAGAGTTAAATAGACTAAAAGAAGAATATAAAAATGTAGCATTAGAACAAGGTCAAAGTTCAAATGAAGCTCAACAACTTGCAAGTAGAATAGGACAGTTATCTAATGATTTAAGGGAAAATCAAAATAGATTGCAAGAAGTTAGTAATGCTGCTGATGAATTAGATAACAGTTTAAATGATGCTGCAGATGGAGCACAAGAAGCTGGAAATGCACTAGAAGATGCATTAGCTATAGAAGGTGTAGACGAGTTAACAGATGCATTTAGTGGAATAGCAGACAGTGTAAAAGAATTTGGATTAGAAGGACAAAGTTCGCTTAATCAATTACAAGCACAATTAGGGCTTACAAACGATGAAATGGGCGAATTTGAAGGAATAATAAATGAAATTTATGCTGATAATTTTGGAGAATCACTATCAGATATAGGCGAGAATATGGCCTTGGTACATCAAAATACAGGTTTAGCAGGAGAGGCACTAAAACAATGTACAGAAGATGCATATCTTTTAAGTGATGTTTATGAAATTGACATAGCTGATAGTACAAAAGCAGCAGATGCATTAATGCAGAAATTTGGACTTACAGCAGATGAAGCATATAATCTTATAGCACAGGGAGCAGAAAGCGGACTTAATAAAAATGATGATTTAATTGATGTAATTACGGAATATTCTCCTTCTTTTGCTAATGCAGGATATTCAGCTGAGGACATGTTTAATGCTCTTGCAAATGGGGCAGAGACAGGGGCATTTAGTGTAGACAGTTTAGGCGATGCATTTAAAGAAATGAACATAAGAATTATGGACGGTTCAGCTGATGATTATTTAAAAAAGTTAGGGTTTAATGCAGATGAATTTAGAAAAAAATATGCTGCAGGTGGAGATAGTGCTAAACAAGTCACACAGGAAATGATAGAGCGTTTAAGCAAAATGAAGGATAAGCAAGAACAATATAATGTAGGTGTTGGTATATTCGGAACAATGTACGAAGATAATGCTGCAGAAGCTATATTTGCGCTTGGAGATCTTAATGGAGAGATAGATAATTCAAGAAATAAACTAGATGAAATGAATAAAGTCAGATACAACGACTTAGGAAGTGCATTAGAAGGAACGAAAAGAATATTACTTACAAATTTACAACCTGCTATAAGTGCTGTAACAGGTGGAATAACAACATTATTACAGAGTTTTGCTAATATGCCTCAACCTGTGCAAATGGTAATAACTGCTGTAGTAGCATTAGGAACAGCTTTTGTAGGAATAACAACAGTTATAGGAATGGTTTCATCTGTAGCTGGAATATTTACATCGGGATGGAGTGTTCTCACCGGGGTATTTGCAGCAGTTAAGACGGGGGTACTTGCAGCAACAGGTGCTATTGGAGCAATAAGTGCACCAGTATTAATAGCAATAGGAGTTATAACCGCATTAGTTGCTGTTGGTGTATTGTTGTATAAAAATTGGGATACGGTAAAAGCAAAAGCAACAGAGATTTGGAGCGGAATACAAAATATAATAAATACCGTACTAAATACTATACAAAATATAATAAATACTGTACTAAATACTATACAAACAGCTATACAAATGTATTTTAATATGTATAAGACAATAATAGTAACCATTATTACTGCAATAAAAATAGTAATAACTACAATTTGGAACGGAATAAAGGTAGCTTTTAGCAATATATTAAATGCGATAAAAAGTGTAATAACAATACAATTTAATGCTTATAAAACAGCTATAACTACAACATTAAATGCAATAAAAAGTGTAGTTTCAAGTGTATGGAACGGAATAAAGGCGGTTTTTAGCAATATATTAAATGCGATAAAAAGTGTAATAACAATACAATTTAATGCTTATAAAACAGCTATAACTACAACATTAAATGCAATAAAAAGTGTAGTTTCAAGTGTATGGAATGGAATAAAATCTACTATAAGTAATGTTTGTGGAGGTATAACAAGTATAGTTTCTAACAAATTTAATGCAGTGAAAAATACAATATCTAATGTAATGAATAGTGCTAAAAATGTAGTATCAAATGGCATTAGTAAAATAAAAGGATTTTTCTCAAATTGTCACTTAAGTTTCCCTAAAATAAAGCTACCTCATTTTTCAATTAGTGGAAAACTTAGTGTAAATCCTCCAAGTGTACCGAAAATATCGGTAAACTGGTACAAACAAGGTGGTATTATGACACAACCAACTATATTTGGAGCTAGAAATAATACTCTTTTAGCAGGAGGAGAAGCAGGAGCAGAAGCAATTTTACCACTAGATAACTTTTATAATTATTTAGATTCAAAATTAGATAAATTTATTAGTGAAGATAATACAGCAAGTGAAGTCAGAAGGTTATCAAATATAGTTTCAAACTTAGAACTTAAATTAGATATAGATGGTAGAGAATTTACTAGAACTGCAGTAGCACCAAATCAAGATGAATTAGATGATTATAATACAACTAGAAATATGAAATTAAAATACTAAATAAGAAGGAGGGGTAAAATGGAAAAAAAATTAATATTTAATAATATCTGTTCAGAAGAATTAGAAATAGTAGTTGTTGAAGGCCCTCCAGAAGTGTTGTCAGAAGAAGAATATGAAGAAATAAGTATAGAAGGTAGAAATGGAACAGTTACTATAAATAAAGGTACATTTCCAAATATAGAAAAAAGCTTTATTTTAACTACCATAAACTTAGATCAAGACATAAATCTAATGATAGAAAAAATAAAAACATGGTTATTTGATATAAAAGATAATAAATTATTATATTCAATTGAAAATAAATATAACATTGTAAAAAAAGTTATTATTGAGGAAGATATAAAAACAACATTTGAAGAATTTGGAGACTTTAAAGTTAAATTTATTTGTGAACCTTTTTATTATAATTTATTAGAAAAAAATATAATAGTAACACAAAAACAAACGACTATATATAATAGTGGTGATTTTACAAGTGCCCCGAAGATAATTATATACGGAACAGGAGATTTACAGATAACGATTAATGATACTACTGTACAGATTAATAATGTTGATGAAAGAGTTTTGCTAGATAGCAAACTTTTTTTATGCCTAGATAAAGATAATAATAATAAAAGTATAGATATGATAGGAAATTTCCCTTTGTTAGATAAAGGGGAAAATACTATAACATGGATAGGAAGTATAACCAAGTTAGACATAGAACCAAGGACTATTTATAGATAGGAGGGAGTATTATGAATAAAGCAGTTAAAATATGTATTTTCAATAAAAATACTCCTAAAGAAACGGTAATTTTGAGTAATGGTGATGCAATACTTGATAATATTTGTACAAGCTGCAAAGTTACAGAAAATTTAGATGGGACATATGGATTAGATGCAGAGTTTATAATTGACGATGATGGATTGTGGGAATATCTACAAGAAGAAGCTATATTAAAAATAAAGGTTGATTATGGAGATGAATATTTCAGGATAACAAAACCAAGAAAAACACGAAATAGAATAATCATATACGCTATACAAGTCACAATATATGAAACTATTCACTTATGGCTTAATGATGTAAGGCCTACTGGATTAAATGGAACAGCAGCAATAAATTGGATATTAGATGGGGCGGTAGGAGTTAAAGAACTAGAAGTATATTCTAATATATCTGAATCTAATACTGCTTACTATGAAGATATGAATATGTATAAAGCTATACATGATTGTGATCAATCATTTCTCAACCGATGGGGAGGAGAAATACAAAGAAGAGGATATCTTTTAAAAATACTTGATAAAGTAGGAAAAGATAGAGGAGTACAAATAAGGTCATGTAAAAATTTAAAAGGATTTGAAGCAAATACAGATGTAGATAGTATTACAACTAGAATTAAACCAAAAGGTTATGACGGAATAACCATTAATGGCTTTATAGATAGCCCTATATTGAATAATTATGCTAGAGCTTATACTAAAGAATTTACTTATAGTGATGTAAAAGTAAAATCTTCAGAGAGTGAAACAGAAGGATTTAACACACTAGAAGAAGCTCAGGCCGAACTAAAAAGGTTAGCACAATTAGAATATACCGAAAATAATGTAGATATTATCAGTGCGGATTATACTATAGATTTTGTTGATTTAAGTCAAACTGAAGAATATAAAAACTATATAAAAGCAGAAAAAGTTTATATAGGCGATGAAGTATCAGTTTTTGAAAGTAAATTAAATATAAATGTAGTTGTAAGAGCAATAGAAAGAAAATACAATGTTTTAACACAGAAAGTAGAAGAAATAAAACTATCAAATAAAGATATAGGTAGAAAATCAATAAATGACGTAATGATTGATATTTCAAAGGATATAGAAAAGAATGATAATTCAATAGAAAAATGGATACAAAGTTTTATAAATTCAGGAATAAAGGACAGTTATGTATTTTACAATAAAGAAGAATTAGTTGTATGTGATAGCCCTACTATAGAAGAAGCTATACATGTATGGAGATTCAATAAAAATGGATTAGCACATAGTGCAAATGGATATCAAGGACCATATGATGTAGCTTTAACATCAAATGGCCAAATAAATGCAAATATGATTTTAGCGGGTACATTAAAAGGACAGTATATAGATGCTAGAAATATGGTTATAAAAGATGAAGATGGAAATGTAACCTTTTCAGTAGGTAGTGATGCGATTGTAAGAATGATACAAGGACTTATAGATATTTCAGATGAAGGGATAAGAATTAACTTACAAGATAGTGAGAGTAACATTGTAGGTTATGTTATCTATGATGGTCAAGGTGTTCAAATATTTACAAATAATGACGAGCCTATAAGTTCATTTCATAGAGAGGGAGCTTATACAGAAAAATTAGTTACTGACAAGTTGATATGTTCTCAAGTTGTACAAATAGCTGATTTTAATGGATGTCCTCTTGATTGGTACATAGCACCAACTGCTACTGGAGAAGGTACAGGTAAAGATGAAAATAATAAGGCAAACTCTTTAAAAGATGTATTAAGGCATATAAAACAATATGGATATAAATTTAATAATGTAATTACTATTCATATAGAAGAAAATTGTATATTGAACGAAGATGTAGTTATACAAGACTTTATGGGAACGTTATTTAAAATAGCATTAGGAAAAAATGTTGTCATAAATTGTAAAAAATTTAAAGTAGAAGATTTGCTTAGTAGAATGACAATAGAATATGATGCTGATAAAAGATTAGTAGCTGGAGAAATAACTCAAACAGATTATAATAATTATCCAATTATAAATTTAGTTGATTCTTCTTTAGAAAATTATGTATTTTCAGCATCTAATGTAAATTATGTCGAAATAAAAGGAATAAGATTTCATGGAGTAGAGGGTACTACAGGAATTGGTTCATTTGCTGCTTCTAATATAGTTATAGATAATTGTGACTTTTCAGGAGTAGATAAATGTGTAGTTGCTGATGGGCAAAGTAAAGTTTCACTGGGGTGGAGTTCTGGAAATGTTGAAAAAATTGCAAGTGTATATAATGGTAGTATATTTACTTCAAGTAGAATAATACCAAAATATTCAGATAATGAAATGGTATATGTTTCAGAAAATGCTATATTTATACCTAATACAAACGGTTACACTCAATTTGATACATTATATACTCCTACAACAACATCTACAAGTACAAATATAACAGATAATATTTGTATAGATACTGCTAACTTATATACATTAGTAGAGGGTGAAGGCGAAGAGGATGAACAAACCGTACCAAGAAAAGGATATACAGGGCAGGGCAAATATAAAGAAAACTCAAAATCACATAGAGGGTATATCAAATTACCTGTAAGTGTAATAAAAGATGTATTATCAAATAAAAAAGAATACAATGTAAAACTTAGAATGACAAGACTCAATACGGAACATGGTTACAATAGTAAAACACCACATCCGATTATTAGAGCGGTAGGTGGAAGTAGCGGAACAACAGATTATTGGGACAGTAATATTAAATTTGCTAGAGGAGAAACACAAGATATAACATTGCCTGCATCAATAGTACAAGCTATAGAAAAAGGAGCTACTTCATTAGAATTATTCGTAAATAGCAATCAATTAGAACAGTATTCTTTCTATGGAGATGTAAGCCTTATAGTAGAAGGTACAAATAGTAATCCTGGAGAGGAAGATAAACCAAGTGGTCCAGTAGGTACAGGTGAAACTGCTTATAATGCAACTGGTACAACAACAGCTAATCTTAATGTGAGAAAAGGAGCTGGTGTAAACTATGGAATAATTACAACTCTACCACAAGGAACAACAGTTACAATAGTTGCCAAAGACAATGCCACAGGTTGGTACAAAATAAGTTACAATGGAGCTTATGGTTATGTTTCAAATAAATATGTCACTATAACATCAACAGGGACAACAATAGATCCTACAATTATTCAAGATTTCCCATATGCTGATGAAATGGTAGAAGTTGGACTAACATATTGGAGAGTATGCGATAAAGAGTATACAAGTGGTCAATCATGGTCACAAGGTTTTACCTATAGAAGTGCAAATACTCCGCTTAGTGGTAGCTGTACAGCTGACCAAGACGTTGCCGATTCATTATGGGTAGCAGTTACTAGAAGTGGAAAGACAAGACATTATAAAGCAATAGATTGTAGTACATTCTCAGGCATGATGACAAAAGGACTTGAATATGCGAATGGTCCATATGCCAATAAAACAAACTTTACTAATTTCCGTAAAGATAAATTGCAGAAAAGTAGTAAGAGTTGGGCATTTAATATAGTCAAAGCAGATGGTACATGGGCAAGAGAAGCAGCAGCTCAATGTGAGTATTTCGATAGAGTTGGCCTTGGAATTGTGTATTACAGAAATGTAGATACAGGAAAAACTTACGGAAGCAAAGGCTCAGCTGATGATAATTTCTCACCAATAAAAAAAGGGGACTTAATATTCTATTCTAAAAAAGACTCTAGCGGAAATTGGAAACAACCTAATAGATATATGAAGGTTTCTCATGTAGCAGTGTGCTACGGAAATAATTCAAGCGGAAATAAGTCAGTTATAGAATCTACAAACGGAACTATGAGTAAAAATCACACGTTTGATGACGGAACAACAATTAATGCTGGTATAAGAATAGTTTCAATATCAGGAGACTATGGATATGCTGACGATATCGTAATGGTAGTAAGACCTCAACCTAGTCATTACAATAGAACATTACCAGGAGGCGGAACAGAAAGTGGTGGTACTGGTGGAGGTACAACAGGCGATGGAGTAACAGATGCAGGTACAACTGAATATACAAATTGTGTTTCAGAGCAAGGTACAATAGACGGCAATAAATATGTATATAAATTAAAAACTTGTAAAATAACAGCTTATGGTGGAGACAGTGGAAGTGCTTGTAATATACCATTGAATTTGGGTCGTACTTGTGGTTCATTTAACCTTCCGTATGGAACAAAAGTCTACATTCCAAGCCTTAAAGGTAAAAGTATTACAGACGGAAATGGAAAAACAGTAATTTGCAATGGTATATTTACAGTAAATGATACAGGTGTAGGCGGAACAGACTTTGACCTTTACATGAGTACTAAGTCAGATACAAATGCAGAAAGTGTATTTGGAAATACAAGAAGAGAAGATGTTTACATTCTAAGTTATGGAAGTGGTTATGGATATGCTTGGAGTTATACTAAATCTTATGAATGGGCATATAAAAATGGCACATTAAGTGCATATAAGGTAGCTTTCAAAGATTACATTAAGTACGGAGGTACATTAATAAACTTCCTTAAATTCAAGTCAGATGATAAGAATATAAGAAATTCAACTTATTGGAGTATATTAAACAGTTAGAAAGGAGTGAAGCGCTTGAGAGATTACAATATAGAAAGCGATTTAAAACAAGAAAAATTTGAAGTAATAAAACTTGTACAAGGTGATAAGGGAAATAAACTTACTATTAATGTACTTGAAGATGGAAAGCCAGTCAGTTTGACTGGCTGTTCTATTACTGCTAAATATAAAAGAGCAGATGGACAAGTAATAAATGGATCCGTAACAAATATATCTGGAAATTCATTCGATGCTGTAATGGATAGCGACATAACGAAAGTAGCAGGCACACTTAAAATGATATTTGCTATAGAAAAAGACGATATAAAAGTAAGTACGTTTTTATTATTAGCAGATGTAAGAGGAGGCATAGGAGAAAGTACAGGAGGCTCAACTGGAGGAAGTACAGGAGGTGGAGAAGTGACAGTAGATTTATCAAATTATTATAAAAAAAGTGAAACTTATAGTAGAAGTCAGATTGATTCGCAATTTAAAGATATTGCGAATTTATCTCTTGCAATAGGAACAGACGGGCTGTTATATATCAAGAAACAAGATGGAACATTTATAGGTACTGGTGTTAAAGTTAGTAGTGATGCTGATTTATCTAAGGTAACTATGAGTGTAAATGGCAATACATTAAAATTATTAAATGACGGAACTCAAATAGCAACTGTAGATTTACCTGAAGGTAGTGGCGAAGTACCTGATAATACTGTTATGTATGAAGAAGATGATGAGTCTATAGATAATGCAATTAATGCTGAAAATATAGTTATAAAAGATACTGATAATAATTTTACAGCAACTCATGTTGAAGGAGCCTTAAAAGAACTTTTTCAATCTGCCAGTAATGGTAAACAGCTTATAGCAAATGCTATTACTGGCAAAGGTGTTGTGACTAATGTAAGTGATAGTTTCCAAACTATGGCAACAAATATAAAAAATATTAGTAGTGGAAGTGCAGGTGGTGGAGGAATTACCCCTACTGGAACTAAAGAAATAACTCAAAACGGCACATATGATGTAACTAATTTTGCATCTGTATTAGTAAATGTAGCATCTAGCGGAGGATCTACTGGAGTCGGAGGTAATATTGAAAGCGGAACAATTACGCCTACTAAACAAAGTACTACTCTTGATATTCCTACAACTAAAAAATGCTCTAATCTAGTATTTTTTCAACATGAAATGAAAGGTGGAGCAGGTTATAGAACTTTAGCAGGCTTGCTTAGATGTGGTGGAGTTGGTATTAATTTAGCATCCAATTCAACAGGTGCAACTTTAAATCTGATATCTACTTCGGGAACTCCTTTAGACTGTGTTGTAGTTACATTTAACGATAATAGCATTCATATATCTTCAAATGCGAATACGGGTGGTGGCGGTTATTTAGTTGATAAACAATATGATTGGTATGCGTGGTAAAAAGGAGTGATGTAAATGAGTTTTAAGACTAAAGGCGGTAAAGTGCTTAATTTGAATAAATTTGTTGCAACTTCGGAACAAATACAAAGTGAGATAAAAAGATTAATTGATAATGGGACCATACATGTTGAATCATCTGGTTCAGGTGGCGGAGATAATGAGATAACAGAAATAAAAAAAGCATATCCTCAATGTAAAAATTATAAAGGTGCATTTGCATATCCTTCGACTGATACGTATTGGAAAGATACTGCACAAAAGGGTGATTTTTACATTCAAAGCTTTGCGACAACAATTTCTTATCACAGACACGTTTTTAATCCTGGAGATATTATGTATTTTAATGGTGAAAAATTAGAACAACTAAAACTAATTAAACAAAATAAAGTATTAAATTCCATTCAACACTATGATATTTGTATTATAGGTGGTGGAGCAGGTGGTATTGGTTGTGCTTACGCTTTAAAAGATAGCGGATTAAAAGTATGCATAATTGAAAAGCAAGCTCAATTAGGAGGTACTCACGTAAGTGCAGGTATGAGTAGTCTAATGGCTAGCCCTGTAAATGGGAGCTGGTTCAATACTATATTACAAGATGGGTATAAGAATAAATATATGGTTTTTGGTAGAAATAGTGGAGCATTACAATATACTGGGGATGATACGCTGACTGAATATGAACGATTAAGAATTAATTCGCTTTATAATGCATCGGCATTAGGAACAACTCAAGGTAATCTAATTCGTATATCACCGTATAGAATGGGACAAAAATATTATAATGATTTAATTAATACTATAGATATAAAGTTAAATACAGAATTTATGGAGTCCGCTTGTAATACAAATAACGAAGTTATTTCAATAAAAGTAAAAGATAATACTAATGGACGTACATATTGTATTTATTCAAAATATTTTGTTGATTGTAGTGCTGATGGCGTTTTATGTAGATATGGTAAACAAGAAGGAACTGATTATTTTATAGGAACTGATGTAAAATCAAAATGGAATGAAAGTGCTATAAGTGATAGTATTGTTGCAAGTAAATATGATATAAATCCGTTTGAATTAATATATCTGGTTCCTGGTAAATCTTATAAAAAAGCAGATTATGGAGATGAATTTACTGAAGATTATAGTAAATATAAACAATTCTCTGATATTACGGAAGGGACTGTAAATGGAATATTCTTCGACCCAGACGATGCACATTTAAGAATAATCACGCCAGGTAAATGGCTCAAAATTTCTTCTAAACTACTAATTGATTGCGGTCAAGACATGGCATATGGTGAAGCATATGATAGAGCAAAATATCATTTTTCAAAATCTGCCTATAATTGCAATGGTAGTGCACATGGTGGTTTTGGTGGTTGTTTTCCTATGTTAGCTATAAGAGAAACGTATAGAATAAAATGTGATAGAATGATAACACAAACTGATGTTGAAACTAGAGCTACTTCTAGTAATTATGCATCAAATCATACAGTAGCATTATCAAGTTGGTATTGTGATATACATAATGCGAATGGCATAGGAACTGTTAATTCTTCATGGCTAATAGGTATTCCATATGAAAGTTTAATACCTTCTGCCTTTAAAAACGTACTTGTTGGTTCAAGATGTTTTGGAGCAAGTCATTTAGCTTTAAGTGCTTGTAGATTAACAAAAACAATGATGAGTTTAGGGTATGTGTGTGGTAAAGCTATGGAATTGGCAAACAATGGAGCATTAAGTGATGTTAGAAATGTAAATATAACAACTTTACAAACAAACGTAGGAATTGCTGATTTAATAACTGAAATAGATACATATTTTCCACAAAGTTAGTTCGCAATTTAAAAATATTGTGTACTAATTTACTAAGTATTTTACCAAGTAAATACCAAGTAAGATCATAGAGCAGTTAAAAATGGTATTTAAACCATCTTATAGTATAATAACTGTAAGGGGGGTGAAAAAGATGTAAAATGTGAGAAAATAAAAAATAAAAACAATATATAATTAAAAAAAAACTAAATCTATTTTTAAAAGAACTGTAGCGGTACAGTTCTTTTTTAGTACAAGAAAGGAGAATAAAATGGATACAGAAGTAATAGTTGCAGTAATTGCATTTGTCGGAACATTAATAGGATCTTATTTTGCAAATAGTAAAACAACTGCAGTTATGCAGGAGCAAATTAAAAGCATAAAAGAAGATATAAATACCCTATCAACTAGGGTAGATAAACATAACAACTTAGTAGAAAGAATGGCAAAAGTAGAGGATTCAGCAAAGTCAGCACATCATAGAATAACAGAATTATCAGAATGGGGTGGGAATAAATGATAGATTTAAATACATTAAGTAATTATATAGTATTGTTAGTTGTAGGCATTTGCTTATGTATTGGTTATGTGATAAAAGTTAGTTTTACTAAGATAAACAATAAATATATACCATGTATAATGGCAGTCCTTGGTTGTATTTTAAATGTTTGGATAGCTGGTTATATAAGCCCAGAAATAATTTTAGGTGGTATGTTATCGGGACTTGCATCAACTGGATTACACCAAACCTTTAAAAATCTAATAAGAGGTGAAGAAAATGAGTAAATATTTAGTGGCAATAGATGCAGGTCATGGTATGCATACAGAAGGTAAACAAAGTGTACCAATGTCAAAGGATTTGTATATAGATAACGAACTGGTAAGAAAAAAAGGAAAGATCATAAAAGAAAATGAATGGAACAGGGGTGTAAGTGAATATCTAGCAGCAGCACTAAAGAGATGCGGTATAGATACAATGTTTACAGCTGATATGACAGGTAAAACAGATATACCTCTATCAACTAGAGCAAAGAAGGCTAATAAATATGGTGCTGATATATTAATTTCAAATCATTATAATGCAATAGGAAACTGTGATACTTGGCAAAGTAGAGTTAAGGGGCTTCTCGTTTTGAGAACTAAAAATGCATCCTCAAAATCAATAAGACTTGGAAAATTAGCAGTTAAGCATTTAGAAAAAGATATAAATTATGAATATAGTTATGGTTTAATGCGTGATGTAGATATGAGTGGATTTACATTAGCTATTTTACGTCAAACTACTATGCCTGCAATATTAATCGAGTATGGTTTTATGGACTATGAAAAAGAAGCAAAACTTATGCTTGATAAAAAGCATCAAGAAAAGTGCGCTGAAGCAGTAGCAAAAGCAGTATGTGAATATTTCGGAGTAACTTATATAGCAGAAAAACAAGAAGAAGCTAACAAGACTAAGTGTGTTAGGATATTGCAAGACATAAATATACATAGCAAGGCTGACTTTACAGAAGAAAATACTATTGGTAAAGTTACAGCTGGTGAAGCTTATACTGTAGTAGAAACTATAAAACGTAGTGGTACAGATATGTATAAGCTAAAATCAGGAGTTTATATAACAGCATCGCCAAAACATGTAGAAGTTTTTGAAAAATAATATCTATCGGTCGTTAACGGTCGCGTCCGATAGAGACCGATGCGACCGTCAATGTATAAATATTCCATATGCAGTCGATACTCCAAATAAAGGAGAGTGAACGTATTATGAAAATAGCAATAGAATTACTTGGACGAATAAGTTATTTTATGTTAGGTGCTTTATTATGTTTTATTATATTAATATAAAATATAAAAAAATATAAAAAAATAAGATTA